CGAAAAGTGCGATTAAAAATGACCTACTTTTTCGACTCTGTAGCACTGCGAACATATTCCACAAGAAGCAGTAGATCGTCAAGGTTCATATTATTTTTTTTAGTATTCCATTTACACCCAATAATCCTGACGTTATTTTTTGTATAGCCCTGCGTGGAATCAATGCGATCTAGGGATGGGACGGCTAATTGTAAATCTTTATTTTGATCTAACTGCCTATCCCAATCAAAAGGAAGATTATCGACTGGGCAATAATCAGTAGCGATTGAGAGAAGGTAGTCAAGGTCGATGTCAAAAGAAAGATTAGCAGCTTTTGCTCTGGCTTTTGCGCTACTCAACATCACTCTCAAATAACCCAGTTTCCCTGTTCGTTTTTGTTTCTTTCGTGCAAGGATGGCATTTTTGTTTTTATGGTACGAATCACGGTTTTGGCGCCTTTTTGATTCGCGATGCTTTTCATTGTATGTTTGCTTATGTTTCAACACTTGATCCGGGTGTTCTTTTTTCCAGAGTGCAGTTCGTTGATTTTGGCAAGTTTTGCAATTGCTGCGCAAGCCGTCAGGGCTACCTTTGCGCTTGTGAAATTCCAGGATTGATTTTACTTCATTGCACATTGAGCAGCCTTTCTCTTGCAAGGGAAGCATAATGTTCGGGCGAGCTTCCGAAATTGTAACCAGCAAAAACCTAGTCGCAGCATGCCGAAAGCAAGTCTGAAAGACGCCGCTTGAGGCATTTCAGACAATTAGCTTCTCCAATGGAGACGGCCTCAAGCCGTCGGAATGACGCACCAAGAAAAAGCATTTTCCTTTGCATTGTTCTCAGCAAAAAGGCGGCCTTAAAGCCGCCGTTCAAGCTTTTAAAGATAGACAAAAACAAAAAAAGTGCTTTCTTGGAGGCGACGCACACTACGGGCAGCCCATTACTTAGGAGCTGGGCCAGCCTTTCTTGCGCGGGCTTTTGATTTTCGCTGCTTGTCTGAGACCTTCGCCCTTTGGGGGCTCAGTTATCTGGAATTTCGCAGCTAGTCAAGCCTTTTGATTTCCGCCGCTTATATAGAACGTTCGCCTTTGGGGCTCACTGGTCTAGAAGCGCGGCTAATCATGCCTGCACTGGCTTGCGGAGCGCTTAGTAAATTTAAGCGAGGCTCCGCTTACGGCTATCGTATCTAGTGGTGTGGCTCAAATGTGAGCTTTTTCGTATCATGGCGATACAAAAGCTTAAAAATCTTCACAATTTCTTAAGGATTTATAGGGCAGAGTCGAGGGCAGGGTCAGGGCATGGTCATTTGCTGAAGAATGTATTAAATAATGCATGCGTAATTTATGAGAAGAACTAGCGTGGTAAAACTACGGACTATTGCCATGTTTGGTTTGCCAGAACGCCAGCCATTTAACTATGGTCCTTATAAGCTTTGGCCATGTTTCAGCAAGCCAGAGTTCCAATGGTTTAGCGCCATCAACGGCAGGCCGTACTATTTCAAAAGCTTGAACGAGGCCAAGTTGTTTATCAAAGATTTGGTCTCAAACGAGGACGCGGAAAATCTGTGCGACTAAAGGAAAACTTCCCTTTTCCATCGTCCTGTCTGAGCTAGCCTGCTTTGGTTGATCGCGCCCCGCTGAGCGGGGCTTTGTCGTCTCATGAGCCTGAAAGAAAAAGCAAAATGCACTCCGATTGCCCGTACCGGGCGAGTGCAAGATTGGATGGATAGCCCAGAAGGTCGTCTCGCAGTGAGTTGCACGGTTTTCAACGTAGAAGATTCAATGGAAGGACCAGATGGCATTGAAGCATCTTGGCGGTTTGTTAGCCACGGATTGCGCAATGGTGCGGGGGTCGCTATTCATCTTTCTTCTCTCCGTGAAAGGAATGCTGAAAATGGCAAGGGCCTGGTGGCAAGTGGACCAGTAAGTTTTGGCAAGATTTATTCCACGCTTAATGAGATTTTGCGTAGGGGCGGTGTTTATAAAAATGGCGCTGTAGTTTTGCATCTTGATTACGACCACCCTGATGCTCTGGAATTTATTAATGCGTCGCGCAGTGAGCTGCCTTGGGTGAAGCGTTGTATTAATGTGGATGAGAAGTTTATTGAAAATAGCTCTCAAGAATTTATTGATGCATTGCTGAAAGGAATTGGCAATGGTGACATCTGGTTGAATAAGATTCGTTTCAATGCAAAAGGAGAGCGAATTCGGGCAAATGTTTGCCTGGAAGTATATCTTCCGCATCGCGGCACTTGTTTATTGCAGCATGTAAATCTTGGCGCCTGTAACTTTGATAATTTGCAAGGAGCTTTTATTGAAGGCATGCAGCAGCTAGTTGATCTCCATCCCAATACTGGCGTGGGCGACACTGGAGAATATCTTCATCCCACCATTGATAAACAAATTGGTCTGGGCGTACTGGGCTTAGCTAATTTCCTTACCATCCATGGCATTAGCTATGAAGATTTCGGAAAGGCTCTTGAAGCATATCTCGACAATGATCCCCACCCCTGGGCTCACCATTGGAAAGACATGCCTGCAGGCGAAGCCGTGTGGCAATTAGACCAAGGCATCCAGAAGGCTGCAGAAATTGCCCGCGAGCATGGCATGGAGCGTGCTTTCTGCATCGCCCCCACTGCATCGTGCTCTTATCGCTACCTCGACACTCGCGGCTTTACCACTGCCCCTGAAATTGCCCCTCCCATTGGTCGCATTGTTGATCGTGATTCAGGCACGTTTGGAGTGGAAACGTTTGACTATGGTGATGTAGAAATTGCCGCTGAAGTGGGCTGGGCTAATTACAAGCGCGTTGCTGATGGCATTGTTTCGCTTTATCAGCGCACTGGTCTTTTCCATGGTTATTCGTTTAATTCGTGGAGTGATATGGTTATTTACGACGAAGCATTCCTTCGTGATTGGCTAGAATCATCTCAGACGAGCCTCTATTACAGCCTGCAAGTCCTGCCTGATACTCAGCGCAAGGACGATGCATATGCTGCATTGGACGACGATTTTAAGAGCATGTTTGGCTTAGGCGAAGAGTCTGAAGCTGACGGATCTTCTGCGTCTTGCAATTTAGAGGCAGGTTTCTGCGCTGCATGCGCTGAATGATAAAGAAAAAGGGGGCTTGCGCCCCCTTCGCTTTCCTCACACACCATTGAATGATACTACGACCATGACCGTCAAGAGCCCCTATCTGTCCATGATTGCCAAGAAGCGTCCTTGGCAGGCTACTCCCGTGGATAATTCACCCGTCAAGGAGGGTGCCGAGGAGACGCTCTACAAGGCTCTGGCGCTTCGTCACATTGAACTTCCTGTGAAAGACTTGCTGGAGCAAGGGCTTGCCAAAGATCTCCCGTCCACTCCTGGTGTGATCGAAGCATTGCGCTCAAATCAAACCGACGAAGAGCGTCACGATGAAGCTTTGAATTATGTAGCTGCTGCTTATGGCGTCGACGAAAAAGCAGAGCGCGAAGTAAAACAAATCTTAAAAGCTTGGATGGAGCATCCAGCACATCCGATTCACAAGGTTTCAATTATTGAGCGTAGCATTTTCTTTGTTGCGCTTCCGTTCTTTCGCTTTAACGGCAACATTGGCATGCGCACTGTTTCCGCCGATATTAGTCGTGATGAGCAGGTTCACTGCGGGGTGCATGGATTGGTTGCCAAGGAACTAAACGAGAAAGATTCTCAGAGCCTCAACAAGCTTCGCGCAGCTACTGCTGCTTGGCTTTTTGAAAAGCTTAGCAGTCATGAGGACAAGTGGCTGGACAAAGATGCTTGGATGAAGCGTTCTGAGCGTCTTTTCTGGGAGGGTAAAACATCCGATATGCAAGAAAGTCGTGCATCGAGGATGATCAGTTTCTTTGAAAGTTCAAACGTGAACCTGCCTATGTATTCTTAGAGACCTTTCCATCTTTACCGACTTATCCATGCTATAGTGGCGGAGCAAGTTCTCCGCCTTTTTCATGGAAGAAATTTGGAAGCCTATCCCAGGGTATGAAGATCACTACGCCGCGTCTAGCTTTGGGCGCATCAAAAGCATTCGTCGCGTTGTCAAGGACACGAAAGATGGCAAAGAACGCGTTCGCATCTTTAAGGAAAAAATCCTTCGTTTTAATACCCAGAAGAGGGACGGACGTCAATCTGTAATGCTTTCCAAAGAAGGCCGACTGAAAAGGATTCTTGTTGCACGCCTAGTATGCCTCGCTTTCCATGGACTACCCCCAGAAGGCAAGGAAAATGTTTTGCATTATGATGACAACTGCCAAAATAACGTGCCAGAGAACTTGAGATGGGGCAGCCTTAAAGAAAATGCAGCCGATATGCTACGCAATCTTGGTTACTGGCCTGCGTATATTGATGGAAGGTCAAAGCGTCCTCGCAAGAAATGGGGAGTTCCGCTTTTGAATGAAGCTCAAGTGCGAGTGCTGTTGCGTCTCCCTGATGACATGCGTTGTTTGCGTGGTTTGCGAACAGAATTAGCGAAGGCATGGGGTGTTAAGCCTTCTAGTATCACTAGCGCCCGTAATGGCGAGAAGGGATGGCAAAATTTGAGCGATGAGCCGTTGTGGGGCATGGCGGAACGGCTTCAAGGCAATCTGCTTGGCAGGGACAAGTGAAATAATGACCTGCCTCAGTACGGGCGGGCATGATATAGTTAGTGAGTTCCCGCTCTGCTTTTGCATCGGGCATCACCACCACTGCTGCTCTGTCGGCAGTGTGCAGCCAGTTCTGAGGTCCACCTTTGGTTGTGGAGTGCCTTTCCTGGCTTGCGTTTTGATAGAGGGCAAGCCTCTGTTTGGATACGCCTGGTTAACTCACAGCCCGATTGTCGGTAGGCCAGTCACGCTTGCTCCATCACTCCCCTCCATGCTTAGCTCCCAGACGGGGACCATATTGTTGGCGCCAACAAAATGGTCTTTAGGGATGATGCACAAACAGGAGGGGCCCTGGGAGGCCAAGACAGCGCTATGCCCTAGAGCATAGAAGAGCTAGGTGCAATTCCTGGCCCTCTCGTTATTATTCTGATTATGAGCGCGTTCCTTACGTCAGATACTCACTTCGGTCACGCAAAGATGATTGATTTTGTGCGTCCCGATGGTGAACCATTACGTCCATTTGCATCGTGCGAAGAAATGGACGAAACTATTATTGAACGATGGAACGCGAAAGTAGGCAAACGCGACACTGTTTACCATCTTGGCGATGTAGTCATTCCTCGCGCATCGTTAAAGCTTCTTTCTCGTCTCAATGGAAGGAAGATTCTCATTCGCGGTAATCATGATCAAGGAGCACTGAAAGACTATTCGCCATATTTTGAAGACGTGAGGGGAGCATTTTTTCATCCTTGTGACAGCACTTTTCCTGGCGGTTTAATCTTCACGCATATCCCTGTACATCCATCGTGTTTGTCTGGGCATTACGCGGGCAACGTACATGGTCATTTGCATTGCCATCGTATTTTGGATGACAATGGGCAAATTGATAAGCGCTATTTCAACTGTTGTCTAGAAGTGAATGACTTTGCTCCAGTAGCATTTGAAGATATAAAAGACTTTTTCCGTCGTGAGCGAGCGTCGAACGTTCAATACGCCTCTGCGTGAACCGCTCAATCCAATCATTTATCAATCATTGAGAGCCATTGATTGGCACAATGCTCAATTTTTCCGTACCATGGACCATTGGCATCTTGAAAAAGCTGCCATCATTAGACAGTATGTAACAGAACTAAAGGCTTGGATTTATGCGCAGGAAGAAGCTATGGAGGGTGTGGGCAAAGGCTCTGGGGAGTAAGGAGAGTAATTGCGACAAGGAAGCAGATACAGTGGCAATTGTCCGCACCTTTATTTTTGCTTCGTATTTGATTACAAATCTGGCGATATGTGCTAATGCTTGGCGCCATTGGAATGACGGGCAATGTAGCCTTGAGGCTACACAAAGGAGTTATTAGTTGTCTCAAGGCAGCAAAAAAGGGAGCTTTCGCTCCCAATGATTATTTGCTTAATGCTCAAAACCAGTGTGGCTTGGGCACATAAGCAACACCGCGATAAACGAGAGAAGCATGTTGAGCTTCACGCAGACGAGCAGCTTTCTCAAGCTGCTGCTTGATCAGAGCAAGAGGGTTCATGATGGTTCCCGATGATGCACAGTCCCGTTCCGTACCGTGCTGTTCATGCGCCCCATCGCTGGGGTGAACGTCTTTTCAGCTTAGCATGGGAGCTCTTGGCGAATAAAAGCCGCAATAGAGCTTTTTGATTGCGTGACCACAGCCGCGATCTTCCTGCAACTCCAGCCTTTGCTATGGAGATCACGAATAAGTTGCATCTCTTCTTGCGACATTCGCGTGTATTTTGGTTTTTTAACCACTGGACGAAGCTGATCAACAGCTCCCTGCTGTGGCAGTGAAACGTATTCAAATAATGACTTAATTTGATTAACAGTCAAGCAGTTTTTTATTGAATTAGCGCGGTGGCTGATTATTGCAATATTGCCCTTGATATACCCACGGGAATTGTCAATGCGATCTAGTGATGGCGACCGTTCGTCGGGTTGCCCTAGTCCATGTTGATACTCCCAGCGAAGTGGTGTTTTCAGCACTGGGCATTCAACCACGACGACTTCAAGTACATCCTCAAGTGTCAAATTGAAATCTCGCCCATAGTCCGCTGCTCTTCGCTTGGCCTGCGCAAGCATCATTGAACAAAGATACCGTATTGGATTTTCTTTTTTCCATTTTTTGTTTTTTAAAGCAATACATTTACGGCAATGCCCATTTAGCCCGTCAGTACTATTCTTCCTGGGTCCAAACTCCCCCAGCGGTTTGGCGATCAAACACTTTGAGCAACGCTTGAGCACGGAGATTGGATGCGCTCGCTTGATTTTAATACCCTTGGCGGGATTCGGACCCGCACTGTCGAACTTTTAAGGTTCGGGCCTCTACCTGTTGGGCTACAAGGGCGTGAGGAGCAAAGGTGCTGAAGGCGGGGCTTCAATCCGCCGTTGTACAGCTTTTAACCATGGGTCGGCCCATGGCCTTCGATCCATTGTGGCAACGAACAGCATCCCCCGATACTGTTCTTTTAAAACGCTGGCCAGCGTGCTTCGCGAAAGCTTTGAAATCATAACACGACGATGGTCAAGCGTCATATTCTCTTAAACTTTCACTGCCGTCATGGTCTGGCATGTAGTCGTCATCAGTGGCATCTGCTTCCCAAGAGCGCTCCAACTGCTCCTCTTCTTTTAAGCGCTTGACATGAGCTTTAAGCTTTGGGAGCAATGTAGGAATATATAGATGTTCCGCAGCAAGAAGCTGGAGAGAGGTTTGCTTGCTAGTGGGAGCGTTTTCTAATAGTGCTACGAGGAATTTAGTTTCCTGCATAGTTAATTTGCAATAAGTCACTTCATGACAGAACTATTGTTTGAAAATCATACTAGGAGATTAAGCTTTCGATCCAGCCAATGTCATCATCTTTACTCGCGGCAAGAATGGCACCAGCCATTGCAAATGCCAAGTCGTCAATACCAGTGGCTTTACCACCAGTTACACTCCATTGCCCGCTTGGTTTATACACCACGGTTAAATTCTTGAGCTGCATAATTGCTTTTTCGTGGCGATAGACATTAATTTGTCCTGCATTGAACAGCTCTCGCATTTTGCTAAAAGCTTTCATTTTTGAACTAACTGTCCAAGTTAGTTCCGTGATGGGCAAATCACTGGCCAAGCTTTGGATGGTGCCAGCGCTGTTGAACTGGTCCATCACAATCGTGTCAAACACATATAGGCGATGCTGCTCCTTAATCCAATCTTCCACTGCATTGATATTGACTTCCATCCTCCCATTGATTTCAAAATCAGCAACAAACGAATGGAACTTATCCACGACAAGAGTGCCATTTTCGTAGTGAACAATACAAGCAGTGTAATCGTCGCGGCCAACGCCACCACGGGCGGGGTCAAGGGCAAGGACGTAAGCTCCCTGGAATTCAGGGCGTGGTGGTAGTGCTGCGCGGCGATCATCAATACAGGCATCAATAACATCGCTTGCAACAAGGGCTGAAAGATTACTCGCGAATTGAGCCCCATATTCCACCTTAAACTTTTCGGGGTCGCGCTGTCTTTCTGCGTCGAGAAACTCTTGAGAAATACTTGGGTTCATCTCCCATGTTGGGAGATTCACTGCTTGCATAAAACGAAACCTGCCGGAGCTTGCCTCTTTGAAATGCTGGTAGAAGATGCCGTCAGTCAGCCAGGGAGAGGACAGTTCAAGGATGCGCCCCTTGCCTCCAAACTGTGCAATGGCAGGCGATAGAGCGTCATAGATGCCACGACCACCACTGTTTGCATCGCCCTCGTTAGCAAAGGCAAGTTCGTCAAATACTGCGCCAGCGCAAGCGAGACCACGAGCAGCTCGTCCAGACGTGGGGATGGCCTTGAACACGCAATTATTGCTGAGTTCAATGATGTCGGCAGTTTCGCGAACAATTTCTTGAGCGAAGGGACTTTCAATGATTAATTGGCGGATGTTGTTCAGAGCAATACGGGCCTGATCTTGGCTGTTGGCCACCGTCACCACGTACCATCGCTCCCCTTTTCTAACTTTGCGGCGATATTCTTCTTCTAAAACAAAGCACATATAGAGGCATGCCACTGCAGCCATCAAGGTTTTGCCGCTGTTGTGATTGACTATGCCGTTTGCGACAAAAGCATTGCTAACTGGCACATGAAAATCAAACACTTCTTGCTGGGGCTCTTTCTTAATGCTTGCTATTGGATCGTAAAAATAGCGAACATCTTTCAAATCCCTAAAATGATGAGCAGCTTCTCCGCGAATATTATTTTCATCAAGAAGCTTGATCAATCCAGGAAGACGCCTTGCATTGAACTCTTCTTTTCCGCCCTTGATAGCGTTGCCAACGCATGCGCGGATTTTACTAAGCAGACCATCACCTTTTCTGTGCCCCAAGTCATTAGCGAGTCGTCGTAACCATTCTTTTTGGTGGGGGATGGCCAACGAATTGCCGCCATCTCGGGCTACGCTGAGACCGTCAAGAGCTTTTAACTGCTTACGTGGCAAGCGAAAGCTAATGTCGCGGCAAAACTGTTGACGTGCCTCAAGGCCAAGGAGTACGATAATCCAATAATTTTTTCCTCGTACTTTTTTGGCCTTGATCGTAGAGACAATCCCAAGATTAAAAAGAAGCATATGCACTTCTCGTGCCAGCATTTCACATGCTGTGCTGAACGAAATAGCCTGACCATTTTTCTCTACACATCCATCGGTATCAAATAGTCCCGAAAGAAATGCGCAAACAATGGATCGCGGGGATTGCATGATCACCCAAGGTATGCGTTTTTGATCTCGCTTAATATCAATAGTCCACCCAAGATCGCTCAAAAAACGCCTGTAATGTTGCGAGCAGAAATTCAATGAGCATGTAGACAAGCGACGATTGTCCCTTTTAAGCGTGAAAGGCACGCCAAGTCCTCGCTCCAAGGATTGACTCATGAATGATGCATCATCTTCGTGAGAAGTCACTTGGATGCCACTTTTCATTGTCCAGGATCCATCCCCTACTAATACGCCAAGCGCGTAGGCAAAATCTTCAGTCAGACTAGAAGGTGGCTGAATTGGCTTGGAATAAGGAGATAGCTGCGCGGCTTCTTCTGCTTTGTGGGCAAGATGAGCGATAAACGGACGACTGTCAGACCATAAATCCGCACCAGGCCGAGTGACCACTTGATCGCCTTGCTTTAATTCCCCAAGGGGACGCCATTCGTGAACGCCATTTTCGCTCATCACCATCACTGGGTGGTTGGGAGTGCCTGCCACTTCAAAACCGCGAGAAGTGCGAATGCGAATAATATCCTGCTTGCCGCCCTTGTAAAAGCGGGATGCTTCTCTCCTCTCATTGCGAGGCTGCGCAACTTCTAGACTGCAATGCTCCCATTCATCATCAATAGCATCGCCTAGTCCAGCAAGCGAACCAATTTCAACCATGCCAATATTGGTCGCCACAAGCGTATCGGCTACGACACAGCGGCGCCCCAAGGCCCACACTGCATGAGACTTTCCTGGCTGAAAAAATTCATCCAGAATGCGAGCCTGTGCTGGATAAAGTTCTAGGCCGAGGGCGTGCTTAGCGAATTGACTGCAAGTAAGGTTCACTTCAGTAAAGACAAAGAAAGTAGTTCAGTTTTGGGGACAAAATATGCGAGGCGCCCACCTGCTGGATCTTTTTTCCATTGTTCCTTCATTGCATCACCAGCCTTGATCCAGCCATGGATGAGGGTAATGCGATTTTGAATCGTGACGAGCACCAATATCTTACCTGGACTTTCGTCTAGTTGCACTATTAAATCGTAATAATGTTTGGAGCGAGTTTTAACATCAATATTTGGAGGAAGATCCGCAGAGCCACGTTTTGCCTCTGTTTCTTGGTAGAGCTTATCTTCTATGCCAAGCATCGCGGCGACTGCCATTTCTCCCGCAGCTCCGAGTAAGTGATGGCGTAGTGCTAAATCTCCTTTCTCCGCCCCATTGTTCCTGCCTTTTTTGCCTTGCTTTTCGTTGAGAGACTGCCTGCGAAAAGCTTCATCACGAGCCCGTTGGCGCTGATCAGGAGTGAAGGCAAAGGTGAGTGGCATTAACCAGTCCATAATGGCCAGCTTCTACGGACAATGTATCCAGGAATTAGACTAAAAGCAATACAACATAGCCATTAGCGTTCGTTATGGAAGGCGAAGCAATTGATTTGGGGCATGCTACGGCAGGTGGCATCCGTTCAGACGGCCTTCAAAACGTGCTGATTGGCATGGGGACTGGTCGTGATAAGAGTCAGTACACGAAAACTACGGCCACCGTCTTCCTGCCGCAAGAGGATCTTGAAAATCTCTATGGAGAATGGCTGCCTCGCCGCATTGTTGACATCTATGCCGATCAAGCCACGAGGAAAGGCTTTAAAGTGTTGTTCGGTGGTGACGGCGTAAGAGCCGAAGAAGTGCAAGGCATTGAGCAAACGATTGAAGACCTTTACATCCTTGAACACCTCAACCTTGCAGCCAAAAACGCCCGCCTTTATGGGGGTGCTTGTCTACTTCTCTTTATTGACGATGGGCGTCCCGCTTACATGCCTGTCGATAAACGCAACATCCGTCGCATTGAAGAAATTGAATGTCTTGATAGATGGCAAATTGCTCCAGTTATCAACGAAGAAAACTTATACGACTATTCAAAAGCCACTTATTATCAGATCATCTCTGGAGATTTAATTAACGAACCCACGCTTTCTTATATTCATAAAGATAGGATTTTACGGTTTGATGGTGATTGGCTGCCTTATCGCATTCGTCAAAGGAACTATGGATGGGGCATGAGCAGTTTACAAACTGTTTATGACAGCTTCCGTCATTACTGGACTGGTCTTAATTCCGCTGCAACGCTCCTCACTGAATTCGATATTTTTGTTCATAAAGTGAGGGGCTTGGCGGCAATGCTTGCTGCTGGCAAAGAAAGCTCTATTCGTGATCGTTTGCAGGTGAATGATATGAGCAAGAGCATTTATCGCGGCTATGCGATTGATGCTGAAAAAGAAGAGCTTGAATTCATTAGTCGCAACTTCGGTGGCATCGGGGAAATTTTAGAAAAGCTTCGCGTGGATATTATTGGCGCCAGCAAAATTCCTCATACAGTGTTGTTTGGTGAAAGCCCGAGCGGACTTGGTTCCACTGGCCGTAGCGAAGAGCGTGATTTCGCCAAGATGCTTTCTGATTATCAGAGCGTCCATTTCAAGCGTCCCATGAAGAAGCTGATGGAATACATCATGCTGAGCAAGGAGGGGCCGACAAAAGGAGAAATGCCCGACTCATGGCGCATCTCCTTTAATCCATTGTTTGAGCTTAATGAGCGCGAAATGGCTGACGTAAGGGCTCGCGTAGCGGCTGTAGACGGCCGTTACATCCAACTAGGTGTCCTTACGCCTAAGGAAGTGGCGGACGCCCGTTACGGCGGTTCTGAGTGGAGCATGGAACTTACGCTCGATCCGTCAGTGGAACGCGCTAATGAGATGCCCACTCCAGAAATGAGTGGAGCCACCCAAAAACGGGGTGGTTTGGCAGTGCCGCCTGGCGGGCGCGATCCAATGAATGAAGAAAATGGCACGCTTCCCATGGATGGAAGCAGGGAAGTGGAAGACAGTGCTACTGGTCTTTTCCTGCCTCGTGATTTAGAAGAAATTCGTGGTGACGTAAAATTCACTGATGCTGAGCTTCATTCTCGTGCAGTAAGTGCTGCCAAGGCAAAATTTAAAGTGTGGCCTTCTGCCTATGCAAGTGGCTATGTAGTACAGCAGTACAAGCAAATGTACAAGAAGAAGCACGGATCCCTAGCTGGCGCCTTCAAGAGCGACGAAGGTGATTTGCACGCCGATGATCTTGATAAATGGTTCAAAGAAAAGTGGGTGAGGATTGGAGCCAATGGTGAAATCCTTGGCCCTTGCGGCGCTCGCGAAAAAAAGGAAGGCAAGCCTAAATGCCTTCCTCAGGCAAAAGCTCAGGCCATGAGCAAAGAAGAGCGTCAGACAATCGTGCGCCGCAAGCGAGCTGCAGATCCAGACCCTGAGCGTAAGGGACCGGCAAAAATGGTCAGCAGCAAAACGGACGCCCAAGATCCGAGTATTCACATGTACAAAACGCAACAAGAAGCTGAGGCCACTGCTGCGAAAATTGGATGCGAAGGCTATCACGTTGAGCAAACTGAAGATGGCCCTGTTTACATGCCCTGCTCAACCCACGCTCTTTTTGAGAAAAAGCATAAAGAATTTGTATCTCAAAAACAAGATGCGATTGAACCCTTGAAAACCAGCGGACTCATTCTTGCTGATATTGACGAAGCTTCTCTCATTGATGAAGAGGACATTTCCGCTGCATTGAATCAATGGAAGGAAGAAGCGCCTGAGCGCTTCAAAGATATTCTGGAGGCAGAGGATGTCCAGCCTCAATGACCTTTCTCAATTTTCCGAAGCCATTGCTCGTTTTGATCAATCATCCTGGCGCTATGACCCTATCAGTGGTCGGTATCGCGGCACTAATGGACGTTTTCTCAGCGCTCGCGCAGTGGAAGCATTGGTGGATGGTCGAATTAATAAGCTTGGCGCTGAGCTACGGCGTTTTACACGTATGCTTAGCGCTGGTGATATTACGCTTGATCAATGGCAAGGAAGCGTAAGGGAAGCGCTTAAGCTTGTCCATGTACAAGCGGCAATCATCGGCAATGGTGGACGAGAAGCCATGCAGGCAAGCGACTGGGGGCGCATTGGGCAGCGTCTCCGTGTGGAATATGCTTACTTACAGGGTTTTGCTCGCGATCTTTTGGATGGCCGCGTTTCTAGTGCCATGGCTCTTGCTCGTATCGGGCTGTATGCTCAGAGCGTGCGAGGTAGTTTTTGGGAAGGCGCCAGTATTCGTCAAGAAAAACAAGGCTATTCTCTAATGCGACGAGTCCTTGATTCACAGGCGAAGCATTGTCAAGATTGCCTTGACTATGCTGCTCGTGGCATGGTTCCCATTGGCAGCGTTCCACTTCCTGGGCAGCGCTGCGCATGCCGCGCGAACTGCCGATGCAGCGTAAAATACTTCCGACAACAAGCGCCAACGGTGGCAGTTTGAAATGGATGTTTTAGTTGGCAGCACGGGGCTAATCGGCAGCGTCCTTCGCGAGCACCATGACTTTGACTGCCGTTTTAATTCCGAGAATATTCATCTTGCTCCATTGCTGAAGGAAGATATTGACACGCTTTACTTGGCGTGCTTGCCAGCGGAGAAATGGAAGGCAAACCAGGCGCCAATAGCTGATTTCGACAACATGTATCATGCGCTGTCAAAGATGAGGCTATGGAAACCCAAGGAAGTTATTCTTTATTCGACCATTGATATTTATAGTCAAACTTATAAATACGTTCAAGATTTTCCAGAAATACATGCCATTGACTATGGATCTGTCCGCTATATTTTTGAGCTGCTAGTTAAGCAAACATTCCCTGATAGTGTTGTTACGATTATTCGCCTTCCAGCATTATTTCATAAGCGCATCAAAAAGAACATCTTGTTTGACCTGTTGAATCGGCACAATGTAGAAAAGATCAATGCCAATTCTTGTTATCAATGGTACGATCTAAGCGATTTATGGGAGGACACTGAAGTATGCGAAAAAGGAAAAAGCCATCAATGGTTTTCCGCTCCCATTGAAACACTAGAAATTATTGACAAATGGTTCCCATGGGCTAGAACAGAAGTTGATTGCAGTGTTCGCGTTGAATACAATTATGGGCCTTATTTTGCTAGCAAGGAAGCAACCATGAAAAAGATGGAGGCTTTTATCAATGCTTGGAATTAGCGCTATTGGCTGGACCGATGAAGAAGAGGAGCAAATCTTAAGTGCAAACGCTGGGGCGTTTAACGTACTAGAGATTGTGCCTGCACGTATTTTTGCCCAAGGCAAAGACTGTGCCGATATTGCAAAAGAATATCGCGAAAGCTACGGCTTGTGGGCATATTCAGCTCAAGCATTATTCTTTCAAAGCAATGTGCAAAGTTTTGAAGATACAGCAGCAGTGTCGGAGCATTTACTGAAAGTGATTAGCCTTGGTTCTCTGATGGGAATCAAACGTTTTGTCCTAGGAAGTCCGAGTCTGAGAAAGGGAAGTCCATCGTGCTTAATGAATGTACTGAAGCGTATGGACGCAGTGTTGGAAGCAAATGGAGCCATCCTTTGCATCGAGCCTGTAGCAAAATGCTACGGAGGGTCATATTTCTTTACGGTCAACGAGATTGTTAACCACATTGACTTTTGCAATCTTAAAAATGTCAAGACGATGCTTGACACCAATAATGCATGGCTGCAAGGTGATAGCCCTAAAAAGCTGTTGAACCATTACTGGCCCTACATTGCCCACGTGCATATTAGTGATACTGACAATGGCCCACTGCTCAACAAATACGAACACAAGCAAATCAAGAGAATGCTTGATGGCATCAACTACGAGGGTGCCATCGTAAGAGAATTATTCCAAGCCAAAAAGAACATGCGCGATTATCCGCTATTTCGCAGTATTTATGCTTGAGACATGGCTTCTTTTGCCATCTTTTCGATGGCATAAATGCCTTGAATTTTTCCCGTGTAAAAAGATAACAGATTGTCGTGTTGTCTAAAAATGGGAGTGCGTTGAGCACTAGCATTTTTGCTTTTTGCTTTAATTGATACCACGGGAAATACATATTGGAAGTAATCGTCAAATTCGGGCCAGTAGCTCATCACATGCTCTTCTATTGAACACCGACGGTCATACATAGAGCCATAATTATTGCCAAAACAATTAATTTGCTTTTGCTCAATGACGCCAAGTTTTACATGGCTTAGCGAAAACATTGAAGAGCCATATGGATAGATGGAAAACAAATCTCCGTCGATGAAAGTGAGGGCGCCAAATGGCGGCGTTTTAAGTGGGCGATAAACGAACATCGCCACTGCCTCAAAATAATCTCCATTGACAGCAGGCAAAAGAGAATTATTAGTGCAATCAAGAACAAAATCATAGTCTTGCTTGAGCAGCGCAATAGAGCTTTCGTTGATTTCTTCTCTCCTCACGATGGGAAGCAATAGCTCTTCAAAGTATTTGCCAGTAGCAGTTGGTGATATATACTTTTCGATGGTATGCAGAATCAAGGAGGAGCGGTTTAGCAGTCCCGCATCTGCTTCGGTGTGCGGCCAATCCTTGAAAATCAGTCGAATTGTTTCTGCATCTAACAAGCTTTCGTCTTCTGACACCGCATAGAAATTGTTTTGAATGCTCTCTGTTAGATGGCCATAGTCAAGCATAAATCGCTCAAACGTATTTCGGCACAACATGCGCGTAGCATGATTTCTGGCGTAGTGATAGCCATAATGCAAACGATTTTGATTGATCAATGAGGCTTCAGAAATAAGTATTTCATTGCGCTCAAACAATGTCACATCAGCTTCGTCTATCAAGCGCGATGCCAAATGACATCCCGTCCAGCCACCACCAACGATTGCAATCTTAAGCGCCATCAAATGTCAATACAAAGCGTTGGCTGCACTCCTTGCCAATTTGACTTGGCCTTGAATAAGTCCAACTGTGGGAAGTATTCTATGCGGCGAGGCATGCCGGTTCCATAGACATCAGCATGCCCTTGATAGTTCCATTCATCTGGGCCATGCTTGTCTGGGTGGTAAAGGCCAGTAGGTGAATCCTGCAGCTTCCAGAGCATGTAGTCCTCGTTAGGCACTCCCCATTGCTTCCATGCTTGCAACGCCTGTGGTGAACTGTCCATGTTCTTAATCGCCATGAGACGGTCCTTATGGTGCATGAGGTAGTCCATGCTGTAAAGGCCAATGCTCATTGATGGTGTATGTTTCATCGCCACCTTTTCAAAACCTTCTGGAGGGCCGTAGACAAGGCTTTTGAAGGCAGGCCCAGCAATGCAAGTGTCGTGAAGGAGAAACCAGAAGGGGCTTGTCAGATGGTGTTCAACAATTTCAATGAGGGGCGTATATTCAAAGGAGTTTTGCGGCGTGCAAATCATTGGCGCGTCGCCATAATGGTCAATTTGCCAGTTTTCTTGGCCTCCATTGATGATCAGGATTTCATTGGTGCCAATTCCAGCGCGAGTGAGAGAGGGGATAATTTTGGGCAGTGTATAAGCGGCAAACTTATTACAAGTGCTAATACAGAAGCGCACAGAGGATGGTGGCAGCATGGTTGTCTCCTTGTGCTGCCTATAATAATGTGAGCTGGCGAGTTCGCACCTCCCAGCTCGTGACCAACTCACTGGAGATGAGCCGATGATTTATTGTAAACCGCTACCGACTTTGGCACGCCTTCGCTGGTTATTGGCGCTTCGGTCTGATGGGGTTTTAATTTGGAAGCGACCAACCAGTAATCGCGTAAGACCGGGAATGGAGGCAGGGCGTTGGAGTAAAAAATATCGCTATATCAATATTGACGGAAAAGCTTATCCGCTCCACCGAATTGTATGGGCATTATCAAATAATAGGCTTCCGGGGCAGCTTGAAATTGATCATATAAATGGAAACCCGGCAGATAATCGCCCTCAGAATTTGCGAGCTTGTTCGCACGAGCAGAACATGCTTAATTCTCGGCTGCGCTCGGATAATACGAGTGGCTTAAAAGGTGTTTCTTATGATCCGTCGTCCAAGTCAAAACCGTGGCGCTCCTACTTTAAAACCAAGAGGCTCGGTCGTTTCGCCACGGAAAAAGAGGCTTTTGATGCACTGCAGGAATTTGTGGCGAAAACAGGGGAGTCTTGTTACTACCGAACAGATTCTGCGCATTAACATTGGACAAGCTTACTTGGTTCCATGGCAAAAATCTTGTATTGTGGCGATGCGTTTGTAGAAACCGGATTCGGGCGAGTCGCTCAGTATTTGCTCCCGGCTCTGGCTAAAGAGCATGAGGTTGTTGTACTGAGCGTAAACTTTCACGGCGACCCTCACCCGGAAGCGAGAAATTACAAAGTTTATCCCGCGATGCTGCATGGATCTGATCCATTTGGCGCGCATCGCATCGCCGGTGTAATCCATATTGAAAAACCGGATCTTGTTTGGGTGACAAATGATATTTGGATTGCCTTGAATCTCTGGGAAAAAGCCAAGCCCCTCCAAGCTCAGTTGGGATTTAAGTGGTTTGTTTACACACCTATTGACTCCTACGGACTGTTTCCAAATTTGGCGGGTCCGATGATGGAATGGAACGGATTAGCTACTTACACGCAGTTCGCAGAAAAAGAACTGCGCTTAATGGGCTACGACAAGCCCATTGATATTATTGGCCATGGCACTGACTTCGAGAAATTTTTCCCTCTTGACAGGCAGCAATGCCGCAAAGAGCTTGGCGTGCCAGAAGATGTGTTCATTGTTTTTAATGGCAATCGCAATCAGCCGCGCAAGCGAATTGACCTTACGTTGAAAGCGTTCATTAAATTTGCAAAAGACAAAGACGACGCGCGTTTATGGTTGAATATGGGCTCCAAGGATTTGGGATGGCCAATTATTGATTTGTTCAAGCGCATTGCTCGCGATGAAGGTTTCGACCCAACAAATAAGTTAATTTTGACAAGTCCTCATTTTTCTGTGGACAACTGTCTCTCTATTGAGCAATTAAACAAAGTGTATAACGCCACCGATGTGGGCATCAATACTTGCATTGGTGAGGGTTGGGGCTTGGTCAATACTGAACATGGTTCCGTTGGCGTTGCACAAGTTGTTCCCGACCATACAAGCTTGGCTGAAATTTTTGACGAACTGCCACGCATTACTTGCAACGCTTCTGAAACCGACAGGAATTATGGCCTTGAGCGCCTACTTCCTGATCCTGATAGTGCCGCAGAAATCTTGTCGTATTACTACGAAAATCGCGATGCACTGAAGAAAGATGGGCAATGGTGCTACAAGCGGCTGCATGAAGAGCCATTCACTTGGCCGTATATTCAGCAGCAATTGCTTGGCGTGGTAGAACGTACTCTCAATGCAAAGGCCGCTGAGCCCGAATTCAAAGGCTTTGGCACTCCCGCAAAAATTGTTTGATCATGCAAATTTCACAAATCTTCCTTTCAACTGATCCATCAGAAGCGCTTAGCCCTTTTCTAAAGCACGCTACGGGAACTATCGACGCATGCTTTCCCGAGGCGAAGCATGTTATTTACAACAGCGACTCACTTCGCGCCTTCATTGCTGATAACTATGAAGAAGAAGTGTTGTGGGCTTACGACACGCTCAAGCCGTTTTCTTACAAAGCAGATCTTGGTCGTTTCTGCTTGCTAAACAAGCTTGGTGGCTGGTATTTTGATATTGGCGTGAGGGCTTTTAATGCAGTGGAGCTTGGTGATCGCATCAAGTTTCTTGCCTTCCGCGACATTCAGCGTTTTAGCTACACAAGCTGGGCGTGCGCCACAACAGTGCTTTATTCTCAGCCCGATAATCCCGCGTTGCAAACTGCCATTGAAATGATTGTGGCAAATTGCGTGCAACAATACTATGGCATCACTCCATTGTGCCCTACTGGCCCCACGCTGCTTGGCAAAGCTTTGGCAGCGAATGGAAGTCAAGCTGATTTTGTTTATGGAGACTACCTAGAGCTGACGCCCACTCACGGTCAAAAGAATAGGGCTTTTGTACTGCCCGATGGCACAATCATGGCATGGAGCAAGCCTGCTGGTGGTGGCGATTTGACGGGGCTTGGCGCCAAGGGCGTTAATAATTACAATGAGCTGTGGCAAGCTCGCAAGGTGTACGGCGATGACTGATAGCACGATTTATGCAGTTTGCATTCCTGGCGAGAAAGTGCGTTACACGGCCAAGTCTCGCGTTGTGCCGATTATGGGGGGAAGCCATGCGCTAACTGACAACGAGCGCGAAAAATTGCGCTTAGAGGGCTATGTTTTCGACGACGAAAATGCTTTTCTTTCTGGACTAAATAGTCGCTGTGGCGAACTGTCTTGCGTGCATTGGATGATTCGCAACGCCAATGAAGACAATATTGGCAATGCCCAGTATCGGCGCAATTGGATAGAGCCACAAGGTGAATGGTATTGCCCAGAAACACTTTACTTGCCTGAGCCTGCTCAATTTTCTTGTACTCTTGAGCAACAATTTTATGGAGGACATTCTGCTTTTGATGCACCAGCGATCACACGAGAATTGGCTGACACAAAAGAATGGTTGTTTTCTCGGGAGGAAATAGATCAAATATGGGCACAATCTTCATTTATTGGCTGCAACATGGCGCGTGGTCCACGGCAAAGTTATAAGCAATTTATGGCGATCCTGCTTTCGGCATTGGGGCCAATTTGGTTTAAGCATAAGGAGCATTTTCGCTCCATTGATGGTTATGACAAGCGTGCAATTGCTTTTATTGCAGAACGTTTGATTACTGGCATGGTTTTATGCAGGGATAGGATTTTGCCAGGCGTTAAGATAGCCACGGCTCCGATAGGATTTATTAATTGATTGCGCTCAAAATTGATCATGACTACAAAAGAAAAGCAAGCAAAAATTGCTCGTGTTCTTCGCGAATTTAAAGCTGGCACTCTTAAGGGTAGTGGCGGTGAGAAAATTAAAGACAGAAAGCGTGCAATTGCCATTGCTCTTTCAGAAGCTGGCATGAGTCGTCAAGGTAAGAGCGATACCTATTGGGACAATTATTTCATGACTCTTATTGGCGAAGAGGAAGAAGAAGAGGAAGAGGGCATGGAAGAAATGGAGGACGGTTCCTGCGGAAAAAAGCGCTGAGGGGTGACGCTGAAAGCTTTGCCCCTCCTGCTGCTGTAAGAGCCGCTGCTCGTCGCGGCCTGGAGTTGCGCAAGAAGCATGGGAAAGGAGGATTGACGACGCAGGAAGCGGGCAGGCAGGGCATTGGAAGCGGCGTTGCTCGCGCGACAAGCTTGGCCAATGGCGAGAAGGTGAGCTATGAGACCATTAAACGCATGGCCGCATTTTTCTCAAGGCATCGCAAAAATTTTGCTGGGGGCGAAGATGACGCGGGATTTGTGTCGATGTTGTTATGGGGCGGAAGGAGTGGAGAAAGATGGGCTCGCTCTATAATCAAGCGAGTTGAGCAACAGAAGAAAGATGGACTATAGGCAGGCGTATATTCGCTTGATTGAGAGGGCAAAAGAAAGGACGGAAAAGGATTTAGATCTAAGTCAAAAATATGAATGGCATCATTACTTCCCTATTTGTTTCTGGCGTGACAGGAAAGAAAACAAGAAAATTGTTCCTCTGACTTTGAGGGAACACTGGGTCGCCCATCGCCTGCTGTTCAAAATGTTTCCATGCCACGGAACGGTTGCGGCGTTAATTTGCATGTCTAAGCGCGACCCCAAGATGAACTCGCGCAAATTTGAGAGACTTAGACAAGTCCTTAGCGAGCACAATTGGACAAAGACTTCAGAAGGCAGGGCTTTCCTTTCTCAGCAGATGAAAAGGCGTGTCGCAGAGGGTTGGACAGTTTCGGAAGAGGGACGCCAAAAGATTTCAGAAACATCCAAGAAAACGCAGGACAAATGGAGAGAGGAAGGCGGTCATCCGCTCTCATCGGATAAAGCACGCGCAGCATCTAGCGAAAGAGCAAAAGCTCGCAACAAGGAAATGAATGCATGGTTAAACAAAGAAAAGGGAAAAGTCGTGAGAAAATGCGAGAAGTGTGGGGCTCAGATACGCGGAACAATGGGAAATATGAAGCAGCATCAGCGTGGTGGTAAGTGCCGCCCGCAAAACGAGGCTTAAGATGGTAGAGAGTCGCAAAAAAGACCAATGAGCGAATACGTGCGTGTTATCGAAGAAGAGGACGAAGGCATTGGTCTTTTAAAGGCTCTCTCTATTCTTTCCGCTAACGAGCATCGCAATACTTCCAGGTGGGAACTAGTGGAGAAGCAGTGCTTTAAAAATGGACGACTAGATGAAACGCACATCTATGTAATGAGCGTTTACGAAAAGCCCGACCCTCATTTTGAACCGACAAAGTTTTTGACGTTTGAAATTGAGGCCATGGCAAAGTCCTACATTATGGAAGACATTGAAAATCAACTTGCCAGTATTCGCGGCGAAGACGATGATGAGGACTGATTATTGCGTTTCTTAATAAGCGCTTTTTATTGAGAAAGCTAATTGATCTTTGCAATGAATGATGGGTAGCCCATCAGCCACAGCACACTAATCCCATAGAGACCGCTGAGCGTGCGAATTTGTACGCAATCTGGCGGGGCTGTGCCTTTTTCAATGCGGCAATAAGAGCTTTGACTGATATGAAGTTCTTTTGCTACGTCATGTTGCGTGAGTCCAGCATTAAGCCGAGCCTCCTTAATGCGACTTGCAATAAGAATACGAGCTTCTTGGTGGGGAAGTTTAAGAGCATCCGTCGTGCTACGTGCCAAAAACATCACGATGATTTATTCCGTTTTGCATAAGCCTATAAAGTATAACATTCGCTTCTTGATAAAGTATGAATATGAGCACCATTTCTTGCCGATACGATTTCTCTCCTATTGAGAAATACGAACTCACGCCAGAAGGTTATCTTCGAGCGTGGGCTTCAATCGCACGCACTGGCATCCAACACTACACAGATAGTGATGGCTCCATTCGTCGCGAATATCGTCCTGAAACAGAAGTGGCGTCTCCCGATAGTCTTGCTTCATTCGCGGGCAAGGCAATCACTTCTGAGCATCCGCCTGTACTGCTCGATTCTGAGAATACTAAGGACTACCAAGTAGGTTTTAGTGGTACTGAAGTGGTGTACGACAATGGTTTTGTCAAGGCGGTGATGACAATCACTGACGAAGACACCATCAAGCGCATCATGAAAGGAGATGCTCGTGAGGTAAGCGCGGGCTATAGGGTGAATTATGATCCCACGCCTGGCGTTACAGAAAACGGTGAACATTACGATGGCATCCAAAAGGAAATCATCGGCAATCACATCGCTGTTGTTCGTCGGGGCCGCGCTGGCCCGCAAGTGAAGCTTCATCTTGATAGGCAAGATGCTGCTGACCCATCTTTGATCTCTAATGGAGGAGACCATCTCATGACGGCAAAAGTCGTTTTTGATGGCGCCGAGTTCGAGGTGACTGAGAGCGTTGCTCTTGCAATCACCAAAGAACGCGAAGACGCCAAAATGTCCTACGAGGACATGAAACAAAAGTACGATGAAATGATGTCCAAAGCTTCCAAAATGAAGGAAGAGATGGACGCCATGGAAAAGGAAATGCAAGGCAAGTGCGATTCCGCTGAGGGTCGTGCTGACGCCCTGGCTGAGCAGGTGGAAGAGCTGAAAGGCGAACTTGCTGCTGCTCAAGAAATCAACCTTGATTCCATGGTTGAAGAGCGCGTGGCTCTCATTGAGAAAGCCAAGCCTGTCCTGGATTCTGCTTATGAATTTGCTGGCAAAACTGCCCGCGAAGTGATGGTTGATTCCATCAAAGCAGTGCGTGGTGACGAGCTTGATCTTTCTGAGAAGAGCGATGACTACGTGCAGGCAATGTTCGACACTCTTTCCGAAGGTCGTTCTGACTCTGCCACCACTGACGAGCTGCGTAAAGCCGTAGCTTCCATTGCTTCTCCTGTTTCTGCACCCTCTGCCTATATGGACATGCTGCAGAATGCCTGGAAGAAGCCCCTTTCCATCTCCAAGGAGGCTAAGTAATCATGGCCGTAACTTTCTCTGCTTCGGGCACTGCCTCCGCTGGTGGCGTGCAACAGAGCTACGCTCTGGAGCATGACGCACTGCTGGAAGGTCAACTGTCTGACATTCGCGACAACACCATCGGCACCTACATCAACGAAACTGGCGCTGTGCTGCCTTTCGGTAATGTGGTTGTCTACAACACCGCTGGTACTGCTGCAAACTCTGCTGCTACCATTTCTGGCGCATCTGACACCGTTCAGGGTGTGAACGTTCTCACCTATGTTGACGAAACCGCTCTGGATTCCAACAACCGTCCTGGTGTGAAGAATCAGCAAGTGCTAAACGTGGCTAACGAAGGTGCAGTGGCTGTCTATGTGACCGGCGCTGTTTCGCCCACTGCGCCTGTGCGCGTGCTGTATTCCGCTAGCGGCACTGGCAAGGCTGGTCAGTTCTCGCATGCTTTTGCTTCTGGTAAAACTGTTCGCCTCGCTGGCGCACGTTTCCTGAGCACCACCACTTCCAGCGGCATTGCAATTCTGGAGCTGAATGGCCCCAGCTTTACTCTTTCCGCTGATTCTTGATAGGAGGCCCTAACAATGTCTGAATTCCGTATGGATGACGCGGGTCTGTTCCTTGAGCGTCAGCTTGAGTACATCCGCCCCCAAGTGTTTGAAGTGCAGTATGCGGATATTAAGTATCCGACCATTCTGCCTGTCACTAGTGAAGCTGGCCCTGGCGCTCAGACCTTCACCTATCGCATCATGGACTCCACTGGTGAGTTCAAGCTGATCGCTGATGCTGCTGACGATCTGCCCCGTGCTGACATCAGCCAAGTTGAGAAGAGCATCAACATCCGCTCCTTCGGTGGTTCCTTCGGTTACACCGTGCAGGAACTGCGTGCCGCTCAGATGGCCAATATCGCCCTGGAGCAGCGTCGTGCTGCTGCTGTGCGTCGCGCCTATGAGGAGAAAGTGGAAGAAGTGGCTCTGTTCGGCGAGAGCACTGTTGGTCTGTCTGGTTTCTTCAACAACTCCACTGTGGATGTTGTTGCTGCTGATAAATGGTTCACCGATAGCGGCACCACTGCTCAGGAAATGCTTGAGCTGCTGAACTATGGCGTGAGCGCCATTATCAACGCCTCCAAGATGAAGGAGCAGCCCGACACCATCCTCATGGCTTATGAGGACTACAACAAGGTGAGCACCACTCGCAACTCCGACAGCTCGGACGTGACTGTGCTGGAATACTTCCTGCGCACCAATCCCTACATCCGTAACGTTGAGCCCATCAACCAACTGGATGCTGGTAACAGCGTGCTGAATACCAACCGCATGGTTGTGTACAAGCGTGATCCCGAGAAGGTGCAACTGCACATTCCTCAGCCCCTGGAACTCTTCCCGCCCCAACAGCGTGGTCTTGAGTTCATTGTTCCCGCTCATGCTCGCGTGGGTGGCGTGGCTCTGTACTATCCCAAGAGCGTTATCTACGTTCAAGCTTCGGCCTGAGGATAGTTAGTCAAGCGAGGGACGTTAAGCTATGGACAATTGTTTCTTTTGAACAATGCTCATTGCTTATCGTCCCGAACTTGAGAACCCGCCCCGTGAAGGCGGGTTTGGCATTATTACGCAAACTGGCATGATTCAACTCACGCCTGGTCTTAATCAAGATATTCCAGAGCATCAATGGAAGGTGGCTCGTGAGAATAGGGCGGTTAAACGCCTTATGAACATTGGAGCCATCGAGGAAGTGCGTGAGCAAATCATGGTGGAAGATATTCCACAAGATGTGCAAACGCTTTCTCAAATGCCAATGGTGGAAGCCATCCGCATGATCGAACTCATTCATGATCCCGATCAGTTGAATGGATGGAAGAAGATTGAAGGCCGTGTAAGGGTGCGTAATGCCATTAATAAGCGCATTGAAAACATTCGTATTGGGAAAGCCTGATTATGGCCGTCACTTATGCGAGTTTTCTTGAGCGGTTTCCTGAATTTACTCCCCATCCATCGGGGATTGTAAATGGTGCCATCTCTGAAGCCACTTACGATGCTTCTGCAGATGTATTTGGGGAACAAACTGATAGGGCCGTGAAATTCCTCGCTGCTCATATTATTGCCATTCAGCTTGCGCAGATGGGCATTCAAATTGGTGCTACTGACGGCAAGGTGTATGGCGAGGGGCTAGATGCCACTCAATACGGTCAAGAGTTCAAGCGCATGCTGAATCTTCTTCCTTCTTCTTCTGTTGGTTTCGTTGTATGAGCAATTTCCTGGAGCCACTTGCCAATTCCGCGCTGGTATGGCCAGTGGCTTCGGCCTATGCGCTTGATAGCGAAACTGGAAATTACGTGGCTGTCGCAACGGGCATTACTTACTATGCATCGTTAAGACAAAAACGCAATCCTCAGTACGATTATTTGCTTGGTGCAGACCAGACTGCCGTCTATATGGAAGGTCGTCTTACTTTTCCGCTTACGCTATCTGGCGTGACGCCTGGAGATTCTGCTCAAGCAATTATCAATGGGAGAGAAGGGCGCTTTGAACTATTGCCAAACGAGGAGATTGCTATTCATTATTGGCAGTTCCTCGGCACACCAATTAGGGGAATTTTTAGACTAATTGGCAAAGGAAGCGTTGACAATGCTTAATCGAGCATGGCGCCGCTTAATCATTCTTTCCTTCCATTGAGGATCTTCTCATGCTTTACCATCCCACTGAGCTGGTGAAGAGCCAAGACGTGATTGTGCGCGTTGGCTCGATCAGCGGCACTGCACGTCCTGTGATCACCCAGAGCGGCGCTACTTTCACTGTGAGCGGCGCTCCCACCCTTTATACCCTTCAAGCTGCTACCACCGCTTCTGTTGCCTTTAACGATGGCAACCAAGAATTCTATCTGCTGGGCGGCGGCGGCTTTGCTGATAGCGTGATTGTTACTAGCCAAGCCACTGCTTCCATCACTTCCTACTTCCAAAAGGACGTTGATGGCACCACTTTCCTTCCGAATAGCTTTGACGAAGCCTTCCAAGTGATCAGCTCTGCTCGTTACGACAAGAATGCTGAAGTGTACGTGGAAGTCAACAAGCAACTTGGCGCTTCTGGTACCACTTACTACTATGATCGCGTGGCTTATGTGGGTCGTGTGATGAACTATAACGAGAGCTATCCTGCCGATAACCTCGTGGAATGCACCTTCGATCTGATTAGCCGTGGTCGCATTGGCATTCACCAGAATGCTGAGAACACTGGCTCGCTCATCCCTTCGGCTCCCAATAGCTAATTCATCTTTCCATAGTTCTTTGCTAGCCTCTCCTTACGGAGAGGCTTTTTATTGTGAACATTACACAGCTTCGGGAAGTTGTTACTGAACTGCTATCTGCATCGCCCAATTTAATTGGCACTTATACGCTGCCAAACAATTCAACTATTCCTGCCGTGTATGTAGTAGGAAGGCAAAGCGTGCCCAATGAATGGAAGGTGAAAGGGCTCGAAGTGACAATGCGAGAGTTTCCTCAGTTGAATCCCCGCTCTCCATTGGGAGGTGCTGTGAAGGTGAACCAGATATGGGAAGTAGTGCTCACGCAGTTCACGCCTAATAGCGGCACGCTTGCCAGTGCAATGGACAGGATGGTTAGACGTTTTCCTGATGCCACGCCACGATATTTTCCCGGAGACGATATTGCCTATGAGCGCTGTCGCTTCATGGTGCCCGATATGATTCTGCGCAATCTGATAGCACCATGAGCGGAATTATTGTCGGTGGTTCATTTAGCAATCCCAGTAATCTGGCGGCAAAACTTGCTAAAGCTTTTGAAGAATGGACAAGAGAAGATATTCAGAAAGATTATTGGGACGAGCAATTTAGAGACATGGGCCGATGGGAATATGGAAGGGAAACGCGCAGAAAAAATGGCGATTTAATTGGCGAAGGTCGTCGCGATATTTACGACCTTGGTGCTCTGTACGAAAGCGGGCTAGAGAGTTTCAATGTGAGCCTAGGCAGTTCTGCGATTGTCGCATCGTGGACATGGGACGCAACCAACCCCAAGAATGGCTATCACTATGCAGTGGATGTGCATGAAGGACTGGGAACAAGCGCTGGTTATCCTCGACAATGGACAGACGAGCTTGCTTCGCCTGCATTGTTTGAAGGAAGCGATGTACAGTTAGCATTGAAACGCCGAATTAAATTTGCGTTTAGTGCATGAATATTGACTATCTATGGAGCGAAGACCGCTCTGTTCATGCCATTAATAATCAACTTGACGGAGCGTCCATGGAGGTGGGCATCCTCTGTCTTATTTCTTGTCGAGACGAGACCATTAGAATAAGCAACGAAAATCATTCATTGCTTGTTGAAGTGCCTAAAGAATTTCGCTCTAGTAGCGAAAGGGTGAAGGTGTTCAACGCATTGTTAAACGTTCTTGATCATGAGCAAATACAGCTTCCTTCTGCAGACTAAAGCCGAAGATTATTTTGAGCTTCTTCCTGAAATTCGCATGAAGAAATATGGTGGCTGGCTTGTTGCTGAAGCAATTGAACAGGAAGAAATTAGTAAGCTGCAAAGCCAGGCTACTATTAGGGCTGTGCAACTGGCTAAGCGCATTGCCACTGCAAAGGACATTCCTCTTGACGAAGCTTTTGGCTTGCTTCAAGGCGGCGGAGGCTCCATTACTGAAGCCGAGCTTCTTTCGGAGTACACCGAGGAAACGCTGAGCATGATCACCAGTGGCTCTTCAGTGGAGAGCACCAACGCCCGCATGGTTACTGCCTTTATTCGCTCTCGCGGTCAAGGTTTGATTGATGGCGAATGGCAAGACCTCGCTGACTGGGAATTGGACGATACTAAAAATCTTCCTCGCAAAGCCATTGCAAAAGTGGTTGAGTTTATTGCTGAAGAGCAAAACGCCGAGACGCAGGAGGCAATGGCAGCAAAAAAAGCGACGAAGAGGAATGGTCCTCAGTAGCAGAAATGCTGGAAGCGCGAGCGCGTAACCAGCTTAAAAATTTAACTGATTGGAACGAAATCTATTTTCGGCTTTCGGCATCAGATTTTAATGACAGGCGATGGCATGCAGATCAATTTGGCTTGCAGCCATTGTCTGATATTAAGCGTGCATTGAAATATCTTGATAAGCATGACGTGGCAAAATACAATGTGCAGAGCGTTGCCATCGCCAAGCTTGGCACGATGGCGGCTGGCATGATGGCGGGACGGAAGTCCAAGGTGAAGCCAGAAGATTTCTTGCCATTTGATACCAAAGCGATCAAAAAAGATACGGGCGTTACAGATGAAAGCTTGATCATCTTCCAGCGCCTAATGAAGACGAGGCGAATGGATGGAAGAGTAATTGCGTTGTTGGCTGATGATTTAAAGGCTTTTGCTGGGCGTAATCAGGATCAATGATTATAGAATGTAGACAATAACGAGCAGTTGAAGATGGCAGGTCAGAATGCTGATATGACCCTTAAGGTGGGTCTTGACCTTAGCTTCTTTAGGCAGCAATTAGCAGGACTTGGAAGTGCTGCTGGCGGCTACTTGCTCCCAATCAATTTAAAGTTTGATCGCACAAGCCTTACTGAAGAATTGACGCGATTAAGCAATAGCCTTAGCCGCAAAAAGTATGATGTTGAAGTAAAAAGCATAAGCCTTCAAATATTATTAGATAAAGTAGAGGAATTCAAGAAAAACCTTGCCGCGCTTAAAGAAGAAGATATCTCTCTCAACGTAAAAGTTGAATCCAGTATTTCTGGAGTAAAAGCCGCCGAGGCAAGGCGCGATATCATTTCAAAAATTACAGGACCAAAAGGCGCAATTTTTGTGCCAATCGAAGTTAAGCCTCCTCTTGTTAAGAACATTAATGCAATCAGGAAGAGCATTAAAGATAGTCTTTCTGGAATTGTTATTGAAGTTGAAGC